ATGACCGCACAACAAGACATCATCACCCGCATTGAAACTAATTGGGGAGCTTTCAATGGTTTAGTTGCCAAGCTCACAAGTCCACGTCTTCACAGTCTTCACAATCCCATTGTGTCTCTTGTGGATAAAGAGAAGAGCAGGATCATGACATGCCCGAGCTCAACTCGCACAGACTTTCAAGGAGCTTTTCCTGGAGGTTTGGTAGATCACTCGCTCAAGGTTGTAAAACTCATGTCGGATCTCAACAAGACATTTGGAACGGAGATTCCAAGTGAGTCACTGATTGTTACCGGGCTTTTCCACGACATTGGGAAAATTGGTAACGGCAAGTTTGACTACTACATTGAAAAGGAATCCGACTGGCACAACAAGCAAGGGATCATGTATGAGATCAACCAGAAGATCGCCAACACAACACCTTCAATGCGTTCCTTGTGGTGGATGAACGAGCACAGTGTCAATCTCACAGAGGAAGAATTCCTGGCTATCGCAAGCATCAAGGATCGTCACGACAACACCAATGACAGCATTCCCTCCACCGGAGAATCCATGTTAACGGTTATTCTTCAACAGGCTGTAAAAGTTGCTTGTCTGCGCGGCAGAGGCAAAAAATCAGTCATTGATCAGTAAGAAAACTGATACAAACTTGATCACAAGAGTGATACTAATTGAACCTACCAACTCGATAGTGAGTTGTTAGAGAATATCGACAGAAGAAACAAGAAAGAACCAAGAGAAAAACCAAATGGCTTATAATCTAGAAGCACTCAAGAGCAAGCTCGCAGCATTCAACGGAGAGAACAAGAAGGGTGGCGACAAAGCCAAGCTTCAATTCTGGAAACCAGAGGTAGGTGAAGTTGATGTGCGTTTCCTTCCATACAAGGATAGTAATGAACAACCTTTTCAAGAGGTAACTTACTACGACAACAAGAAACTATCAGAGCGCAGAATGGTAGTTCCGTCACAGTTCGGCTGTGAAGATCCAGTTCAGGAGCTTATCACAGAGCTCAAGAAAGACCGTTCCAAGGAAGCTTGGAAGATGGTCAAGGAACTGAGCGCAAAGACGCGCTACTACGCACCAGTTTTGGTTCGTGGTCAAGAAGAGAAGGGCGTCCAGATTTGGGAGTTCTCACAAACGATCTGTAAGGACATTTACTCAATTCTAGTTCACCAGGACTACCGTGAGGAGAATCTCATGGACCCACACAATGGTTATGACTTCACAGTCGCAGCTACAGTAGTTCCAGGAAAGACCTTCAATGGTTATCCAGTCAAGGAAATCAAGTTGACGCCACGTCGTAAGGCAACCAAGATTGCCAAGACACAGGCAGAAATTGATAAGATCGTGAAGGCAATTCCAAACCTTGAAGAACACTTCAAGGGTCAGGTTCGTCCTTACGAGGAAGTCAAGACCGCACTTGAGGGATTTCTGGCAGTGGATGCTTCCGCAGAGGCATCGGAAACAGGCACGGATCACACGGCAGCTACTGGAACAGCCAGCACTGACGCAGCTGTTGATGATATCAACAAACAATTTGAAGATCTCTAAACTGATTAATCAACCAGTTTAATAGTCTAATCAGACATGATAGTCTCTGGTGGAGCACTAACTCTGTCAGAGACTATCTTCGTTTAGGGGATTACCATGCCAAGAATTGCTAAACCAAAACAACCAAAGAAACCTAGTTGGAAGATTCCTTTCTCTAAGAAAGATGGGACTTTGCTTTCTGGTCACGGCGCATATGGAACTAGACAGTGGAATCATGTTACTCGTCAGTATGAACAGTTACAACGAGACGACATTCTCTGGAGAGAACCAGACTATCAGTTTGATGCTATTCTAGAATTCGTGAACTTCTGGCATGGGTCATCAACGCACCACATCAACTTTCGTGACATTATCACGAATGAAAAGTACACAATGTTCTCTAGTGATTTCTTTGACATGGTGAAAGCCGTTACCATGCACAACGGAATCGTCAAGGGACGTTTTGGTTTTGCCAAGAAGGGCAATTCCTACTGTATTCAGTTTAGATCTAAGCAAGCAGAAGAAACCACCAACAAGGAAGAATAACCACAATGCCACCATTCAAGAAGAAAACACAACAAGAACAAGCCGTAAACGAGATAAATCCAGCCTCTGTGTCGTCTGATATGTCAGATGACTTCTCTGCTGACCTGATCAGACAGTTGAACAAGGAGAGCGGTGAACAGATCGCTTTCAATCTTGGAACAGATGATGCTCCTACCAACATCAAGCGTTGGATCAGCACAGGTTCAAAGCAGTTGGACTACGTTATCTCCAACAGACGCAATGGTGGACTTCCAGAAGGTCGTATCATTGAAATTCAAGGACCACCTTCCTGTGGTAAGTCTCACATTGCCTTTGAGATTGCCAAGAGTACCCAAAAGATGGGCGGACTTGTTGTCTATATTGACACAGAGAACGCTACGTCACTTGACAACCTCAAGCAACTTGGCATTGATGTGGCTCATCGGTTCGTGTTCGTACAGACAGGCTGTACAGAGGAAGTCTTCAAGGTTGCAGAAGCTGCCATCATGAAGTCAAGAGCAAGTACCAAGGATGTTCCAGTGACAATCATCTGGGATTCCGTCGCTGCAAGTGCTCCACAAGCCGAGTTGACCGGTGAATACACCGACAACACGATTGGTCTCCAGGCAAGAGTCTTGGGCAAGGGTCTTCGTAAGATTGCGAACATTATCGCAAACCAGAAGGTCTTGTTTGTGCTCTTGAATCAGCAACGCCAGAAGATTGGTGTCATGTACGGAGATCCAACCACCACTCCAGGTGGAATGGCAATTCCCTACGCAGCATCAACGCGTATTCGCATCTCAACAGGAGCTCCTGTCAAGGTGGGCAAGGATCAAGTCATTGGTATTGAAGTTGATGCCAAGACGATCAAGAACAAGGTTGCAAAACCTTTCCGTGTGGCTACCTTCCAAATTCACTTTGGAAGAGGTGTTATTGAACACGAGCAAGTCTTTGACTTTCTCAGGACCTACTGTGAAGTACAGCCAGGAAAGTGTATCAAGCACAACGGAATGCAGATTGCCGTTCAGGGTACCGGAGCATGGAAGACATTCACTGTTGTTGACGACAAGACAGGTGAAGTCATTGTGGAAGAGAAGTTCTACAAGCCAGACTTTGGAACCAGGGTTCTGTATAACCCTGTGCACAAGGAACAAGTTGACGCTCTCATGGATGCAGCATACATCATGAACGCAGCCAACATGGATCATCCAACCTTCGCAGGTGTGGACACAAGTTCGGCAGTGGAGCAAGAAGCTCTTAAGGCTGAGCGTGGAGTAGAGTAATGCTTCACGTCAAGTTCAAGAAGGTTCATGAACTAGCCAAGCTTCCAAAACAGGGCAAACAAGGCGACGCAGCCTTTGACTTGTCCTGTGTTGAAGACTTTACTCTGTCTCCTGGACAGACACTAGCTGTGTCAACTGGACTTGTTCTAGCTGACATGCCGGATTTTGATTCCAACAGAGATTCTATCTTCCTTCAGATTGTCAGTCGTTCTGGACTTGCCAGCAAGGGAGTGTTTACTCTTGGTGGAATTATTGATACAACCTACAGGGGTGAGATCAAAGTGATTCTTCACAACGGAAATCAACACAAACTGTATGACTCAGGTATGAAAATGACGAACAATCTCCATTTCAAAGCTGGAGACAGAATAGCTTCAATGCTCATCCAAAAAGTCGTTACAAATGACTCGTTAGATAGAGTATCCTTTGAAGAGTCTAATGACATCACAGAAACAGCCAGAGGAGCGGGCGGCTTCGGATCAACAGGAAAACAGTAACGATCCACTACCAACTATTCCCATAGAACAGGATAGTCAACAAGAGGGTGTCCTTGATGGACGCCCTTCTTCTTTGGTGCTTGTCCTAAAGGCGAGAAGCAAGTTTAGTCTGGAAGACTTGGTAAACATCAAACCTGGAACATTGTTGATAACCGGCGGAGAATTAGGGAAAACAGTCTGGGATGGAATGACCACCTTTGCGAAGAGTGTGATTTCTACCATTGACACGATTGGATATCAGTGGTTCTCAACTCAGTTTGTTCGTTCAAAGAAGTTCTACTATCTTGACATGTCAACTCAAACTCCAGAAGAAGCCATGAAGTCAATCATGAGTTATCACTGGACTATACGAACCAATCAAATGACCTACGACGCAAACTGTCTTGAACATGGCTTTAGGCACAAGTACAAAGATGAAGTCGTTGGGATGGTTCTAGGTAACCTCATTGTTGGCACCAGAGGTAACGCAGACAGTGTTGTGTTGATGAAAATATTAGCACCAGATGATGTTGGGTGGATTTGTTTCGTCAAGAATCCTAATGAAACGTTTCTAGAGTTACAGTAAAGGGAAGTTTATCATGGCAGAGCAGAGACCGATTGTGATAGTTGATGGAATGAACGTCTTCATTAGGCACTTTGCCGTCAATGAAGCTACGACCAATACAGGTGACCCCTGTGGAGGTGTTATCGGGTTCATGAAGTTCCTTTACTGGATTACCAACAATCTAGTTCCAAGCAAGCTCTATGTTGTTTGGGAACAGGGTGGAGGATGTCCGCGCCGAAAGAAGATCTTCCCAGGTTACAAGGCTAATCGCATGAAGGTCAAGAGTGAGTTTGCCACAATTGCTAAAGACCCAAATTCCTTGCCCTCAAAGCGTTGGATCATGGATGACCAGGAGAACAAACTCAAGCAAGTAAAACAACTTGTTGAGTGCATCAAGAGTATGCCAGTGTGTCAGCTCTACGTTCCAGACTGTGAGTGTGACGATGTCATCGCTTATCTTACCAAACAGAGATTTGCAGGTGAAACCACCAAGAAGATTGTGGTGTCCTCTGACAAGGACTTCTATCAACTCCTCTATGACAAGAATGTCATGATCTATGATCCAGCCAAGAGAATGTTTGTTGACCACGACCACGTTGTCAAGAACTTTGGCATTGCTCCACGTAACTTCGTCTTAGCTCGTACAATGGTTGGAGATCCTTCGGACAACATCCCAGGAGTTCCAGGCATTGGCATGAAGACGGCTCTAAAACGTTTTACAGAATTGGCAGATACCGAGAGGGACATTGACGTCAACATGTTGCTTGAAGGCTGTAGGAATCAAGTA